CACGGAAGGCACACCACACCTCGTACTCCTTTGGCATCGTGTTGCGGTGGGGATGGATCATCAGGCAGCGGTCGAAGTCTCCCTTCTCGAAGCTGTCAACAAGCTGGGTGAGCGGTCGCCTAACCCCGATGCTGCCGTCCACGCGGACGACAATCGGTGTATCTGCATATCGGAACGGGTGGAAGCGCACCTCATAGCAGCGGCCAAACGGCGACAGCTTCGCCAGCGTCTTGTCAAAGACCACGCGCCAGGTGTCACTTTTGAGCGTGGGGTCGTCGGTCACCAGCACGTAGTCGGCAGACGGGTCTTTCTCGCCCACCTCGTGCACCTTCTCGTAATGGTCGAAGATGTACGTCAGTACCGTGTATCTCTTCAATCCTGTGCCCATAAGTGCTTATATTTATTTAGCCAACCGATTTGCGTTGCAAGGTCGTTCTTCTTCCAAGAACCGCTGCCGTAGTGTACCATCGCCTGGAGGAGACGGTCGCGGGTGATGGCCTTGCCGTGACACTGCGGCTTGAGCCGCTTGATGTCGTCGAGGAATGCAGCGCCGGTGTCCCAGAAGTTGCGCGGATCGTCGCCGTGGTGGAGAGCCCATGAGCGGTCGGGGTCGAAGAACCTTGCGCCGCCAGCCACGCACATGGGTACGTTTATCCACAGGAGCATAGGAGCGTAGCGCGGTGTCTGCCTCAGTCCGCTGGTATACGAGATGTAACCGATGGAGCACTGGTCTTCGAGGAACATCCACTCGATGTTCTCCTTGATGAGAATATCGGAGTCCATGAGCACGAAGCCGTCTGGCACCAGCTCCCACATCTTCTGTACGCTCATCATGTGCTTGTCTGAGCCGAACCAGCAGCCGCAGTCACAGCCAAACTTCTCGTCCTTCCACGGGTACTTTGCCAGTTCCGCATCGAAGTCGATGATCTGCCCGTTGCGGTTGTTGAAGACCTTCACGCCCTTCATGCGTCGCTTGAAAGGCCGCTCGTCGCTGTTGTCGAGGATATACACCTTGTAATTCTCCCCTCCGTGCTTGCGCAGGGAAAGGATGGCGGCCTCGGTTAGTTCGGGCGTGTTAAAATGGATGATTACTACGTTTCTTTTCATGCTGTCATTTCGATTGCGGTGATTTGGATGGTATTCTCTCGACGGTCTGCGTGGAAGCTCTGGATGATGTATGTCGTGCCGTCTATCTCCAGCCGGCTCTCGCGGGAGAGCAGCGGAGTCCACCGGCATCGTACCATGATAGTGTCGTAAGCATCGAGCGCACCCTCGCGGATAGACTTCACGCCCTTGCTCCACGTGACGTTCGCCCAGATGCAGCCCGCCACGTCGTAGGCCACGCCGCCGGAGTTGACGCCGAACTCGCCCACGGCATCCAATATCTCGCCGTCCACCGTGTGCTTGCGGTTTCGGACGATGACGCGTTGGTTGAGCATTCCGCTATTGTATGCCATCTTGTTTGTCTTGAGGGTTCTGGGGATTCTGAGTAATCGGATTGTTCTGAGTGTTCTGATTATTCTGAGCATTCGGATTACTCTGACTATTCTGAGAGGTGCCGCGCAGCTTGTCGCTGCCAAGCTCTGCGAGGTTGGTGCTCACATAGATGGTGTCGCCACCTTCCACGCTTGGGCGGTCGTATTGCTGGCGAATCTCGTTGACGGTAGATGCGCCTGTCTGCAACATGATTTGGTCAACCTTTGCCTGCGACTCCTTGTCAAGTCGCATGATGGGCTGCTCGCACATGTGATAGCGGCGATAGCCGAAGTCGTACACGTTCAGGAGCTTTGAGTTGAATTCCTGTTCCATCTCGGTGATGTCAGGCTGCACCGTCCATTGCAAGAACTCCATGCGGGCATTCTGGTAGGTGGTGTAGTGGCTGTTCGCGTCTTCCATGAGCAGCGGACGCTGACAGCCGTAAAAGCGGCACACGTCGTTGATGCCCATTCCGAGTATCTCCACCATCTGCTGGTCTTGCGCCGACATGCTGATGTTGTGGAGTGCCGACAATCCGCGAATGCCCACAACGTCCTGCTGGTACATCTTCGCGTTCAGTTCGCGGGCATACGTGTCAATCTGTTCCTTGTTCATCAGTCCGAACGACAGCGTGCCGGGGCCTTGCGACGGTCTTTCCTCACCCACGATGAGTTTCACGCGACCGCCCTTTGCGGCAGTCTCCAACGCCTGTTTCGTCTCGGTCTTGATGAGTGCGAGAGTGTCGAGCGCGAAGCGGATGGTGGGTATTCCCCATCCGTTGTCAAACTTGTACGTGTTCGGGATGTGGATCACGTCTTCCGCAGGAACGTCGTTAAGCGTCTGTATGCCACGCCGCGTGTGATATTGCAACAGATACGTTCCATTTGCATCGTTGTATTGTGCACCGCTGCACAGCCACAACGCCTCTGGCTCTCCGTCTTCGCCACGTTCGATGTAGGCGATGCCGTTGCCGTTTTGCAACTTGCTGATGACAAGCCCCTGAAAGAAAGCGGAAGCAGTCATCATCGGGTTTGGCCTGATTTGCAGCATGTAGTTCAACCGTTGGCCAAGGCTGGCATACCTTGAACCGGTGCTGCCGATGGCAGGAACGAAGTTGCCGCCTTCCTTCTTGAGCACCTGGTACTGGGTGCTGAATTGCCCCTCAGTCCTTGCTATCAGTCCGACGGCACGATAGACGGCGGAAATGGTCAACGCTGCCTGCGGCGAACGGACGGCCACGATGTTCTCCTCAAAGGAGCCCGTGCCGGTTGTAGTTTGCGCGGTTGTGGCAGTCGTCCCCTCCGCAGTGCCTTGCGCCACCTCGCGCTTATGGCCGAACCAGTGTCTAAAGAAATTATCCATAAA